TATCCCGTAGAACAGGCTAAAGAAGATATTAAGGCGTATTTTACAAAGTTTAGTAAACTAAAACGCTGGTTGGATGAGCGTAAGAATTTTATTGAACAAAATGGCTTTACTTACAGTTTTTTTGGTCGTAAGCGTAGATTGCCTAATGTTTTTAGCAGCGATAAAGGCATTGCTGCTCATGAAGTGCGTAGCGGTATTAATGCCGAAGTACAATCACTAGCTAGTGATGTTAATTTACTAGGTGCTATGCGTACTGCTAGACATATTGTGCAAGAAGGTTTAGATGCAAAAATCTTTATGCTTGTTCATGACTCTATTGTGGCAATTGTAAAAGACGAGCACGTAGACGATTATTGCCAAATACTCAAACTAAATACTCAGCACGATCATGGCTGTAGTATTCTTGGCACACCTATTGGTGTTGACCAAGATGTTGGCGACGACTATAGCTTTGGAGATTTTAAGGCTACTTACGATGAATTTACTGGAGATAAGCTGGCCCGTATTTAGACTAGGCGAGCATAAACCTACACAAGAGGACAACCTTATCTACTACTCTAAAGAGTATGTAGATAAGGAATCATTGGCAACTCAAGTAGGATTACGTATTGTAGATGATAAATCGCTACCAGGTGCAACGCTTGGTTTACGCAGATTAGTTGTAGTTGACGCTAAACTTTTTCCCATTCGTCAAGCTATTTACTTTTTAGGTGATTTAATTAAAATAGCCAAACAAACTACGTGGTTTATTGACAATACCGGAAAAATATTCCAGTACAGAAAAACTAGCCGCGCCAAGCTGGCTGCGCACAAGATCACAAAAGTTTTGCCGCTAGACGGTATGGGTGCAATTATAGAAGTGCAGGGTCTACCTCAACGATTTAAATGTATGTTTGCTCCTAAACCAGAGCAATACTATGCAGGCATACTTCGTTGGGGTTTAGGCTATATATTATACGGATTTTACAATGAATCTTTTAAATCAACATACAGGTTAGTATAATGCCAAAAGCAATTATATCTAATAGAATTTACTTGGACAATCCAGGCGTAGAAGAATCCAAAAGTATAATAAAAACACTTACCTATAAAATTCATAAAGATACTGGTAGCAAACAGTTTAGTACTGTAGAAACTATTAGAAACTATAAAATACTACCAAAAGGTATCTTAAGCATACCACAAGGCAGACTAGACTTAGTTCCTAAACATTATGAAATAGTAGACAAACGAACTGTAGTACTCGTTCCATTTCCAACACCAAAATTTCCACTTCGTGATACACAACTGGTAGTTTATGAAGAAATTACAGACACTTGTTTTATCAATGCTCTTGTGGGCTGGGGCAAAACTTTTACAGCCTTACACGTGGCTAGAAAGTTGGGACAAAAGACGCTTGTGGTTACGCACACCACAGCACTACGAGATCAGTGGTGTGAAGAAATAGAAGTGTTATTTAATATGCCTGTAGGCGTTATTGGCAGTGGTAAAGTAGACTGGGAAGATCATGCTATTACAGTGGCTAATGTTCAAACACTAGTAAAGCATAGTGCAAAACTTGCAAAAGAATTTGGCACTGTAATCCTAGACGAAGCACATCATTGTCCAGCTAATACATTTTCACAGCTAATAGACGATTTTCATGCTCGTTACAGAATTGCACTTAGTGGTACTATGATCAGAAAAGACGGAAAACACGTAATGTTTCCGGACTTTTTTGGCGATAAGGTATATAAACCACCGCAATCACATACACTAAATCCTGAGGTTAAACTAATACAAACAGGCATTACACTTAAACCTGGCGCTACTTGGGTAGAAAAAATTAATGCACTTACAGAGGACCCAGACTATCAGGCATTTATCTCACAACTAGCAAAAATTCAAGTTACACTTGGACACCAAGTTTTAGTTATAGCAGACAGAGTTGGATTTTTACAAAAGGTAAAAGAATATGTTGGAGAAACGTGTGTGCTGGTTACTGGGGAAACCAATTTTGAACAACGTCAACAAATCAAACAACAACTACTCACAAAAGAAAAAATGTGCATTGCTGGTAGCAGGCAGATCTTTAGCGAAGGAATCTCCATAAATTCACTTAGTTGTGTTATCCTAGCAGTACCTATTGCAAACGATAGTTTGCTAGAACAAATTGTAGGCAGAATCCAACGTCAGCATGACGATAAACTGCAACCAGTAGTATTAGATATGCAATTTGCAGGCTATCAGGATAAAAAACAAAACAGGGATAGATTAGGATTTTATATGCGTAAAGGCTGGGACATTGAACTGGTATAAAAATTTACACTTGTAAATCTTTATTTACTGTGATATAATATATTCTTAGATCAGAGAAATGACTTTATTTTTTAACCTTAAAATTCTAGAACAAGACACACAATGCGATGCTGAATACATAGTAGAAGCATTACATAAGTTCTATTTAGGCGTAACTATACCAAAAAATGTTCACGAAAAATACAAGCCATTGCAGAGACTACGGGCAGGCAGCAGTTTTTTACTAAAACCTGAACCATTTTTCAAAAATGTGGGCATAGATTCAGCATATAGAGCACAATACATTAGATTAGCCGGATTACGAAATTACGGTTTATATAAAACTCACGGCATTAAATCTGTAGATTTAACACTATATCCTGACGTTGATTTACAAAAAATAAAATCAAACCCGCTTTTAATAATTGCAAACAAACAAATTAAATTTATACACGAGGAAACTTAAAAATGGCACTAAGCTTTAAGCAAACCAAAGGCCGAGCACAAAAATCTTCAGTTGAAAGCTACGAGTACAAAGACGGCGAAAATACTATTCGTTTAATTGGCGGCGTACTACCGCGATATGTTTATTGGGTTCGTGGTACTAACAACAAAGATATTCCAGTAGAATGTCTTGCGTTTAGCCGTGACAAAGAGAAATTTGATAACCTAGAAAAAGATTGGGTTCCTGAATATCACGCTGACTTAAAGTGCAGCTGGAGTTATGCAGTTAATTGCATTGACCCTAAGGATGGTAAAGTCAAAGTTCTTAACCTAAAAAAGAAGCTGTTTGAGCAAATTATTACAGCAGCAGAAGATTTAGGTGATCCAACTGATCCAGAAACTGGATGGGATGTAGTATTTAAACGCGTAAAAACTGGACCACTTACTTATAACGTAGAATATACACTACAAGTTTTGCGCTGTAAACCACGCGCTCTTACTACACAAGAATTAGAATTAGCTGAAAAAGCATTACCTATTGATGAAAAGTATCCTCGTGCAACTCCTGATGAAGTTAAGGCATTACTAGAAAAACTTCAAGCTGGTGTAGAAGAAGAAAATTCTCAAAGCGAACAAGAAGCTGTAAAAGAGCTAGGTTAAACAACAAGCCCGCTAAAGCTGATACTTTAGCGGGCTATTTTGTCTGGTAAAAAATGAACATACTTTTCAGTGCGGATATACACATAAAACTGGGTCAGAAAAATGTTCCAGTTGATTGGGCAAAAAATAGATTTAATCTATTTATTGAACAGTTTAAAAAAATGCAACAACATGCTGACCTAGTAGTATTGGGCGGGGATATATTTGACCGGCTGCCTACTATGGACGAAGTTGAGTTATACTTTGATTTAATTGCTAGTATAGATGTAGAGTGCATAGTCTATCCTGGTAATCATGAAATGCTTAAAAAAGACACTACCTTTTTAAGCTACTTAAAACGAGCAACAACACGCATCAATCCACTAGTAACTATTGTAGACGATTTTTATACCCGTCACGGTATTGATTTTGTACCCTACAATAAATTAAAAGAACTGGAAACTACAAAGTACACTTTTGCAGAAAAGATTTTGTGTACTCATGTACGCGGCGAAATTCCACCACACGTTAAACCTGAAGTTGATTTAGCAGTGTTTGATCGCTGGCAGTTAGTACTAGCAGGAGATTTACACAGCTATGAGAATTCGCAAAGAAACATTCTATACCCAGGCAGCCCTTATACTACTAGCTTTCACCGTAGCGAGGTTAATACTGGAGCTTTACTATTAAATTGTAGTAATTTAACACACGTCTGGATGCCTTTTGAACTTCCGCAGTTAATCAAACAAACAGTAGGTGTACATGACCCTAAACCGCAAACCCAATTTCATCATACAATTTATGAAATTGAAGGCGATTTGCATGAATTAGGGCAGCTTGAGGACAGCGATCTTATTGATAAAAAAGTAGTTAAACGCGCACAGGAAACTCAACTAATTTTAGACCCAGAACTTAGCTTGGGCGAAGAAGTGCGTGAGTATTTAACTTATATCCTACAGCTTAATGAAGGCGCAGTTGCTGAAACACTAAAAGAATTCTACAATTATTCGGACAAGCTAGAACTATGATAACACTAAAAGAACTACGCTGGTCTAATGCCTTTAGTTATGGCAGTGGTAATAAGATTGATTTTACTCAAAGTCCACTTACTCAGCTTGTGGGTAAGAATGGACATGGTAAAAGTAGCGTTGCCTTAATCCTAGAAGAAGTTTTATTCAATAAAAATAGCAAAGGCATTAAAAAAGGCGATATACTAAATCGCTATATCAAAGACAAACATTATCAAATTGAATTAGTATTTGATAAAGATGGTTGTGAGTATAAACTAGAAACAAAACGTGGCGCTCAACAACAAGTAAAACTTTATAAGGGTTTAGAGGACATTAGTGGTCATACGGCTACTACTACTTATAAACTTGTAGAACAATTAATTGGCATAGATCACAAAACTTTTTCACAGATTGTTTATCAAAGTCACGCCGGTAGTCTAGAGTTTTTAACTAGTGCTGATACTGCTAGAAAGAAGTTTTTAATTGAGCTGCTTAATTTAGGCAAATATACTCAGGCTGGAGAAGTATTTAAACAAGCGGCAGCGGAAGTAGGTAAAGACTTTACACAAGCACAAGCTAAATTAGATACTATTCAGCAGTGGATTACTAAGTACAGTAAAACAAGTTTTGAGCCAAAAGGTTATACTCCGGTTTCTGTTTTAGACGATAGTCTGGTAGCAGAAGCTAGTAGACTATCAACTACTATTCAAGATATTGAAAAAACTAATAAAAAGATTACACAAAATAATACCTATAAACAATT